ATTTTCTTTGCCTGTACCTTTGTCTTTGGCACTAACATTAAGAATACCATTAGCATCAATATCTAATGTAACTTCAATCTGAGGAACACCACGCATTGAAGGTGGAATACCCTCTAAATTAAATTCACCTAATATCTTATTGTATGCAAATAAATCACGCTCACCTTGTGCAACCTTAATAGTTACTGCAGGTTGATTGTCTTCCGCTGTACTAAACACTTGTGAATGTTTAGTTGGAATAGTTGTATTCTTCTTAATCAACTTAGTAAAGACTCCGCCTGATGTTTCAATACCCAAACTTAATGGGGTCACGTCAAGTAACAATACGTCTGTTCGTTCACCGGCTAATACACTACCTTGAAGTGCTGCACCTGCCGCTACTGCTTCGTCTGGATTAACATCTTTGCGAGGTGCTTTACCAAATAATGATTCAACGATTTCCTGTACTTTTGGCATACGTGTCATACCACCAACAAGAATAACTTCATCAATATCAGATGTTGATACACCGGCATCAGTCATTGCTTGTTTACATGGCTGAATACTACGTTGAATTAATTCGTCAACCAATGATTCTAATTTAGCACGACTTAACTTAACATTCAAATGTTTAGGACCATTAGCATCGGCTGTAATATATGGTAAATTAACATCTGTTTGTGCTGAACTTGACAATTCAATCTTAGCTTTTTCAGCCGCTTCTTTCAAGCGTTGTAGTGCTAACATGTCTTTCTTAAGATCAACCGCATTATCTTTCTTAAACTCATCAACCAAATAATCCATAATACGTTGGTCAAAGTCTTCACCACCCAAGAATGTATCACCATTTGTTGATAATACTTCAATTTGTGTTTCACCCTCAACGTCTGCTAATTCAATAATAGATACGTCAAATGTACCACCACCCAAGTCATAGACGGCAATCTTGCGATCCTTCTTGTCTTGTTTATCTACACCGTATGCTAATGCAGCCGCTGTAGGTTCGTTGATGATACGCAATACTTCTAGTCCCGCAATGCGTCCGGCATCTTTAGTTGCTTGTCGTTGACTATCGTTGAAATAAGCTGGCACAGTGATAACTGCTTGAGTAACTGTTGTACCCAAATAGTCTTCCGCAGTCTTTTTCATTTTACGCAAGACTTCAGCACTAATTTGTGGGGGTGCTAGTTTTTTATCTAGTACTTCTACCCATGCATCACCATTCTCGTTTTTAACGATTTTATATGGCATCAAATCAATATCTTTTTGAACAGCGTTTTCTGTAAACTTGCGTCCAATTAATCGCTTGGCAGCATAGATAGTGTTTTTTGGGTTAGTAACTGATTGGCGTTTAGCACTTGCACCTACAAGAATCTCATCATTAGCATATGCAACGATTGAGGGTGTAGTTCTTGCACCTTCTGAATTTTCAATTATTTTGGGGATTCCGTTTTCAATAACGGCTACACATGAATTTGTGGTACCTAAGTCGATACCGATTACTTTGCTCATTGTTTTCTCCTTTGTAAAGCAAGATTTTTTATCTATAGACCCCTTAGGCATCTACAGAAAAGTATTTATTATACTAGATTGTGTAAAGAAATATATTATTTAGGGAAATTAGTACAACTTTTTAGGTAATTGCTGGTCACGCAAATATTTGTCCCAACGTCTTTTAGCCTGACTTTTAGCTAGTTTACGTTTAACAGTAGGTTTCACAAATTCTTGTCGGTCACGGGTTTCCTGCAAAGTACCATAATCTGTAATCATTTTCTTGAACTTACGTAAGGCCTTTTCTGTATTCCCGTCATTAACTAAAACTTTGCGTCCTCTAATCATATTGCGGCTTTTGGCTGTAAAATTTGCTCCTGATTAATATTTATCTTTTTAATGTTGTTTTCACGGTATTTCTTAGTGTTATACATATGCGGCATCAAAGCCTTTTCAATCTCTGTATGTAACCCACGAGCACCAGTCTTTAATTTCATTGTATTTTCAGCTAACTGTGAGATAGCATCTTCACTAAATTCTAGTTCAATGTCGTCTAAACTCAATAGATACTTATATTGGTCAATGTAGTTATTTTTAACTTTTGTCAGAACCTGAATCATTTCATCTTTAGTCAAATTATCTACATTTACAGTAGTTGTAAAACGGCCAATGAATTCAGGAATCATTCCAAATCGGGTAAGATCATCCGGACTAACCATAGACAAATCACCATCTTTACGGGTGTCTTTGATTTCTGCCCCAAATCCAATACTTGTTCCATTTATTCTATTGTTAACAATATCTTTTAATCCAACAAAGGCACCGCCGGCAATGAATAGAATGTTCTTAGTATCAACTTCAATCATATCGCCACTTGGATGTTTACGTCCACCACCTGCTGGGATACGACATACAGTACCCTCAACCATTTTCAATAATGCTTGTTGTACACCCTCACCTGATACATCACGGGTAATACTTGCACCCTCACTCTTACGGGCAATCTTATCAATCTCATCAACAAAGACGATTCCACGCTCTGCTAATTTACTATCACCACCGGCTGCATTAACCAGCATACTAATCATTGATTCAACATCATCACCTACATATCCTGCTTCTGTTAAACTTGTAGCATCAGCAACAATGAAGGGCACTTTGAGATATTTTGCAACTGTCTTAGCAAGCAATGTTTTACCCGACCCAGTTGGTCCGATTAGTAATACATTACCCTTATGAATTTCTAAATCTTTGGGTGGATTGTTAATACGTTTATAGTGATTAGCAATAGCTACACTAAGAACCATTTTAGCATTCATTTGACCAATAATATGTTGGTCTAGAAAATCTTTAATAGTTTCTGGATCGTACCTAAGATGGTCTTTTTCAATAACCTCTTCTGATGTATTATTTTCATCTACCATTAATTGGGTACATAGTTCAATACAGTCGCTACAAATAGCAACATCTTCTCCTACGATTAATTTATTAACGGTATCTTTATGATTACCGCAGAATGAGCAATGACTTAATTTTGTTTCTGTTGACATACTAATACTTATCTTAATTATTTTTCACACACACTTTTTTAGGTACTACTGACAATTCAATTTTAGATAAATTTTGCATAATATGTGTTAATTTACTATTTTGATGAATTTTTAATTCAATTTTATTGCTCTCACTGGAACTTTGATTAATACCTACATTAATTGTCTTTACATAATTAATGTTATAATAATCACCTGTTCTACTATGTAGTTGTTTAGGTACAAAACATTCACTATATTGTGTTTTGTTATGGAGATCTTTAATTTCCATATTAATTCTAAGTTCATTCCAATCCATGATAGCATCTAATAATTTATTGGGAATAACAAACTCATTAAAGTAATACTTTTCAGATCCTACTCGTACAGTAGAAGGATATTGTTGAGCAATTCCTTTTTCTACTGTCCAAAATGATGGTTTGCCGTCTGCTACTATTTTTATGGCATCATTCAATGATGCTATATAATTTGGATTCCATGCCAATGTATATGGAATAGTTAATGTTAGATTCCTATAAGTATCTAGCTTAACAACATAATCACTTTGTTTAATATCATATGCCCGTCTAGGGTAGTCATTCAGTACACTAGCAAGAATCATATCACCGTTCTGTTTATTTTCCAAGAACGATTTATATTGATTATCATGTTTAGCACCGTCAAGATTTTTGCTATCCTTACCCTTAGATAGTATTCTATCACTTAATCTAAGTAAAGATAACTTAACATCTACAACTACCTTAACTTTATTGCCAATAATTTCCTGTGAGATAATTTTATACTCATCAACAAAGGCTGAACTATATGCTAGTATTTCATTCTTAATAAGTTTTTCGTTGTATGATTCACGTTCACTAGCAATCACTACACCAACTTGATATTCAATTGCTTCTTTAAAAGCATTATGTTTGGCTTCTTCGTAAGTGTTACCAACACCAGTAGTACGAATGTAATTGTCAGATTTAGAGGTAGACGCACATGCGGTAAGTATGAAACATACCGCTAGCAACAATAAACGCATAATCAATTACCGAATTTTTTACGCAGTTGATTAGAAACTTTTTCGGATTCTTTATCCCAACGAATTGTAACAGCAACTTCTTGTGAACCAACTACTTCTTGTTTAGTGACCTTGAATCCACGTAAAATACCCTGAGCATTAACTCGAATGGTTTCGTTTAATTGATAGGCAGTATCGTTACTATTTTCACGCACAGAATGATTTGTATCTTTTTCTGCATCGGTATCACTCATTGCAACAACTTCTCCTGTAGTTGTACGTGATTTCATACGGTCATTTGCTTTTTCAATATTCTTAGCAAGTGTATTTTGTACACGGGTACTAGAAACATCTTCTTGTATAAAGTGACGAACATTTGCACGGGCACGATCACCTGCACGAATCAATGCTGTTCGGCGGTTGTTTTCACTATTGCCATTAGAACTAGCAGTACCTACCGACTCAATACTAGTAATTTCACAATTTGATTTGTCCCATGTATACCAAGCACAATCAGTTTCAATACGGATTGTATCTTGTTTGAATGATGTGGATAATTTTTGATTACGAATTTGTTCAAATTCACCCTCACCACGTTTCATGCCAGAACAGCCCGCTAGCGAAAGAGCAGTTACTAAGGCTAATAATTTGAAATTCATTTCAATCTCCAATAAGTTTAAGATACGTGTATATTAACACACTATCCAATTATTGTCAATTAATTTTGGTTCTTTAGGAACAATTCTATCTGTTCTTTTTCAGTTTCGGATAACAACTCAAGGTCATACTCGCCCTTTTCTATCTTTTCAACCAAATATTTGATATATTTTTGGTTATGTAGATAGGTATCAGACTGTTCCTTTTGGACCTCAATCCATTTGCGGCTATCATATTTATAGACACGGTTCGGTAATGAATCTACTCGTACAAATACATCACCTTTATTAGCAACATCTGGAAATTTTATTCCAAAATTTGTACTGATAGTACGTTGACTATCAGCCGTTACCATGAATATATCTGGGCGCAAACTTTTTAATGCATCCATTTGGTAATGCTTATCTTCAAACATTACATAACCACCTTCTAATTCCTTATAAGGTTTTGTTGATTCAAGTAATACTTCTGTATCTATTTCTTCTTTTGGAGCAACCATTGGCTTAACATCAAAACTTACAAATGGCTTACCTAAGTAAGGATGTTGTTCTAATATAGTTTTAGGTTCTTCAATTATTTCTTCTTCAAACGGACCATCTTTAACATCACACAATTTATTTGGACAGAATAGACCAATGCCAGTAGCACTCACCAACTCAGTCCCACACATATAACAATTAATAGGATGTTTAGGAGTTCCCGCCATTGCAGTAATCTGTTTAATTTGGTCATCAGTTAATGGTCCGTCATCCGATTCATATTCAGGTTCTGTGACAGCGGGAGTCAATGGTGTTTCATTCCCTAGAGGGCTGTCACCCTCCTCATCTTTTTCTTTATCCCATTCTCTACTTGCATTGGCAGCTAACACTAATGCGATAGCTAATGGATCAAATACAATAACCAATAAAATAATAACCCAGCGTACCGCTGCCTCTAACATATTGTTATCAGCATTGTCACCATAAATCAATGCGGCAATATACTTGACAGGACCCACTTCAGCTTCTATCTTACGATTATCAGCCGCAATAGGTGCTCGTTCTTCATTTAGTTTAGCAATTTCTTTTTGAGCATCACCAATTTCTTTTTGTAGTTTAGTACGTTCACCTGCTTGTTGTCTACGAATCTGCACCGCACGTTCAGCACTATTCTCGCTATCACCTCTGCTTAAACGCTGGTCAACTTGATTGTCCATTTGAGTTAATGCTTTACGTGCTAACTCAATATTGTCTCGTTGTGTTTTAATCTTTTCATCGTAAAGAGATAGCTTGGCTTGACTATCACCAGTACTGATGCCATGTTCCATGTGTGCTTTACTTAAGAAGCCAAATATACCCATACTAGTTAATAACGCTAACGCAATAACGGCAGGCACAAGATATAGTTTTAATAACCAACCTGCTCGGTGCCAATACTTACGTAACCAAACAGTGGTAGTAATCTTTCCTACTTCAAGGATACCTCCCATGATGATAACAGGAATAACCGCACCTGCAAAGATAGCGGTTAAGCCAATGATACTGTACCAGGCAGCTACTGAACTAAGTGATAGTGCTACTAATAGTGTGAGATTTGAGAATGATAAAAAATTAAGGCGCATCTAATATTTAGTCTAGTGTTACGTCAAATAAGTGACTATAATAACTAAGAAATTCTGCCACAGGTAAAACAAGTTTTTGAGGTATACTGGGTCCATGAGTCACATGATAGGTAACTAAATAATCCCCACGATTCTCATCAGTCTTTTTTACCTGTATTATTTCAATCTTGTTACCATCTTCAAATACATAAGATTGTCCTACTAAAGTATATGCGTTCATTTTGTATTATGGTGTACATCAAATTGTGCCCACTGACCTCGCCAGTTATCATGTTCACTGTCCATACCATCATCACTAAGTTCTTCACCGTCATATACTAATCGTGTGACAACACTTGTACCCTGAACATCCCAGTTCAATACTTTAAGTTTGCGAGGATCAAATTCTTCACCTTCTTCAATAGTGATTGTAGTTTGAATACAACTACCTTTACCACCTTGTGTCCACATCAACCAATAACCTTTACCTAAGTATTCAGGATATAGTTCTTCTAATTCTTCTGTAGCTTCCCAACGACTATCTTCTTCCCCATGTGCTTCAGCAATAAATGATTCTAAGTCACCTTCATAAATATTCTCGCCTTCATCATTCTCAATAGTCATGTGAGTATCATCTTGGTCAAATCCCCAGAATGAAATCTTACCCTGATACTCATAGTATGGCAAATCAAATCGTGCCGCTTTAGGAGTTTCATTCTCATCATAATCATAATTCTCATTAAGAGCATCACTCAAATCATCTTCATGATCCTCATCACTCCAATACTCGTATTGAGCTTTCTTAATTTTGTGTACACCGATCTCACGTGTACGACCCCAAATACGTATTGTATATTCACCAGCTGGATAATTAGGCAATAAATCTGGTTCTGCAACAAGTGTCTCAAACTCTGCCTTAAGTTCTTCTAATGCTGCCTCTAGTTCAGCTTCATCAACTGGATCTTCCTCTTCTTCCTCAGTTTCCTTAGCCCATCGTGCTGAACGTTCTGCACTTTCTTTTTCTGCTATGACACCGGCTTCTGTTAACTCTGTGTCACTTTCACAGTAAGGACATACTTTTCTAGGATCATCAATTTCATTTCCGTCTTTATCCATCCAAGACCACTCAGCATCATAACTCTGACCGGTCCACTTGCACTTAGTGCATTTGTGAGTATGTGGTGGAGGCTCGGGTTCACTATGCCAACTAGACTCATCACCTAGTTCGTAGGTAACATCGTAACCACCTTTGCGGTCAGTCCAACAATCATCATATTGAAATTCCCATTCAATCTCTACATCATTCTCGTAGGCATCATTAATAATATCTTCATAATCATATGTGCCATCAGCAATACCATCCAGTATTACTTTAATCTCATCTTCTTCCTTATCAGGATAAATTTCACTAAGTAATGCTTCATCAATTTCAATAGCATATTGTCTATCGTGTTGATGCCATTCGTGTTTAACTATTGTTACCATTTTGCGCCTCCTTAGCGTTTTTATAAATTTTTGCCGCTACATCATATAGAGGCTTAATAATAAAGATGCCCCAGATTACTCCGGAGACAAACATTGCAAATTCATTTAGTGTCATTGTATCACTTATCGTCACGGAAACGAACAAATCTGGGGAAACGCAAACTATATGTTCCGTCTTGGTTCTGTGTAATCACATCACATAAGACTTCAGCAGTACGACCAATGACCAGATTACGGTTAGTCCAATAGTCATCTCTATCAACATCACTAAAGCCACTACCCACATTGACTGTAATTTCTTTCCCGTCGTCAACTCCATGACAAACCAATGCTCCAAGTCTTCCCAAGTTTCTACCAGTTCCTTCTTCAACACCTACGACCTCCAAGTCTACAGTTAATGTTGGCTTCCATTTCATCCAATCTGTACTACGTTTACACAGATACGGGGCTTCTAATTCTTTAATCATAATGCCTTCAAACCCTGCATTGACATTATCCTTAGCATAACGTTCAAGTTGATCCTTACCTGCGGCTGTATCTAAGTCAACCATGATATGCGGCAACAACTCTACACTAATCATTGTATCAACGACAGGGCGCATACTATCAAGCAATGCAATACGCTTACGCAGTTGTGCGTTCCAATGTCCTGCACGGAAATCACTTAATGGAATAATATCAAAGATATTAAATACACTATCTTCTGCTTGAACGTTATCTTTCCTACGTGCTTGACGCATTAGTTCTTGGAATGTATTACCAATCACTTCACCGTCTAATACAAAGCCGTCAATCAAACTACGACCTTGATCGGTACTTTTACAAGCACGAACAATCTTAACAAAGTTATCACTAACTTGTTGTTCAATGTGACCAAAGTTGTCAAACTGTTTACCATTACGACTGAAACATATAGTAGTCACCCCCTCACTTGCACCGGGAATAACCATCAACAATACACGCACACCGTCTAACTTAGGCTCTAAACGTTTAGTGCCTTTCATCTCTGGTCTACCTTCGCTGTTAGTAGCAAGTTGACAACCGAATACAGGAATCTCGTACTCTGTTTTCTTACAGATTTTATTGATTGTCTTTTCGCTAACACCTGCACGTAAATCTCTACGAATAACAGGAGCACAGAATGTATTCCATTCACCGCTATCAAATCGTTCGCTCATTCTATCAATGGCTTCTAATGCGGCATTGCCTGTCAGTTGACGATGTCCTAACTGATTAAGTAATGAAATAAACTCATCCCAGGGATTCTCTGCATCAACAATACCAACTGTATCCGGTACTTTACGCACTCCGAATGTAACATAAGGATTGTATGTAAGTTTAGACAAAAACAAGAAATTGATAGCATTACTGCTACCTAGGACACTTGCTTCTAATGCTTGTTTGATAACATCTTCCTTGTGCAGGCGGCTATCTGATTCGTTTAGTTTATTAATCCAACTTGCTGACATATATTATCCTGAGAATGGCCACGCTGTAGTTGCTACAAAAGGTGGCCGGGGTTTAAGTTCTACTGTTTCAATAGTCTCATTATACACGTCCTCATCAATTTTGTCAACTACAAACGGACCCAAAATAGTAATAGTATCTTCTTCTACTTCCCATTCACTATAGTCATATAGCCATGCCGCACCACTACGTTCATACTCATCATTTGGGTCACCGTTTGCCCAAAGTTCTTCAATTTGTTCTTTTTCTTCATCAGTAAAACTATCGTCAAACTCAAAGTCTACTGCACAAAGGTCCTCAAGTTCGCAACCCCAACCAATCGTAGGATCAACTGAATGATATCTATCATCACTAAAGGGAAGTTCACTCTCATCCTCAACAAATCCTTGTCCCCATCGATACAGTTCAGTTACACTCCAACCACGGATGTTACCTTGTTCATCTTTACTATAAACATCATAGTATGCCTCAATTGATTTTTTATCTTGTGGTTTGATGCGATATAAGATAGCCATTATTTTGCCTTACGGTTATTACATTCTTCAATTACTTCGTCAGGTACATGCTCATAAGTACCTAGTTTGGAACACTGATACTCTAGTACAACATAATCAGGATCGTCGGTACCCTCTCGTACAAACCAAATCATTCCTACGATTACTAGCATTGTTATAATTGTTGTTTTAATAGTGTCCATGATGTTACCCTTACGGGGTATTTAGTTACCAACTGCTATTGTAAAATACTTTTAATCCCAGGAACACTTCTGCCTTAGCGTTGTTTACAAATTCAAGGTCTTGTTCATAGTAATGATTGTCTGCAGGATTACCAAAGAAGAAACCTTCTGTATCCGGAAGTTTACCAGTACGAATAGCTCGTTCAAGATTATCCAAGTCATCCCATGTTAGTTCAAGTTCAATGCCGTTGAATATAGGCCAACCAACACTTTGTCTTGGACGACCTTTACTAATCCATAGTTGTTCCATCCAACCATGCAAGTTGGGATGTTTACGCCAATAAGCAATTTCGTGCGGCTTAGTAACTGTTTCACTTTCAAAATCATTTGTTGTTCCATCAAACTCTGCGGTTTCGTAGAATTCATTATATTGCCCTCTTTTTTTAGCAACATAAGCATACATATCTAATCCCATAATATCCTCCACCTTTTTACGTTTATATTTCACTTAGCTTGTTCAACAGTTACCTGTTTAACTTTTTCCACACCATTGTCAAGCATCTTAGCAATGCCACTAAATCCTACTGTAGCAACAATGATGCCAAATACTGTTCCAATTAAAAAGTTTTTCATTCTTCAACTCCTATATGTTTCTTAAAAAATTCTTTGCTTCTTTGTTCTGCTTGTTTAGCAGTAACGGGATTATGTTCAAGATATTGTTCTCCGAAACTACTTTTATATTTTCTAGGTGGTACATCTATGTCAAAACTATGTGTTGTGTTTTCATAGGAATAAAAGTCATAGGCATTTTTTATTGGAGTACAACGTGATATCGGAGTCCATTCATCGGTTAATCCTATGTGAATTTGTACGGGAACCTTGGGCATACCTAGTTCAACATCACACCATGGATAATAAGCAACCATTGCAGATATTTTATCTGTAAGAGGGTTATTACTTGCTCTTAATATAGTCCAGCCCCCGTGACTAAAACCAATAACACCAATTTTTCCTTTATGCCATTTTTGAGTGCTAACCCATTCTGCAACAGCAGAAACATCTATATTTCTTTGTTTAGTAGAAACTGATCCAGGTTGCATACAAATATTGCTAGGACCTCGGTTACTAAAACTGTCCGGAAAAACTGCATTATATCCCCAATTATTAATAACTATACCCCATTTTTGGTAATGAGGTCGTAAACCATCACATCCGTGTAGTACAATTATAGTAGGAGAAGCATTCCATTTTGTAGATTTTGTAATTTCAATTTTTACTTCATCACCAAATGGGGGATCCGCAACTTTAATAGTATCATTAAAAAAGGCGTTAGCATTACAAATAATGCTAAACAAAAATATTACACTATACTTTTTCATCATTCAACCTTAAATTAGATTTTTGGAAATTCGTATTTTTGCCAATCTTCAGCATACTCTGTTTCTAAAACAGTTGCCGCATCTGTATAGCCATGATTGACTAATGTTTGAGTGCAAGACTCAATAATCAAACTAGCAAATTTCGCAGGATCAAAGTCATGTGCATAGGTAAAAATATTACCCTCCTCATCAATTTCAATATAACCACCTGCTTGCTTAAACATAATTTGCATATCTTTATTCATCACTCATCTCCTCAACTCCAAAATGTATTAACAAGTCTCTACCTAACAACGGACCATGTTCCCACACGCTACGGGCATAACGGTCACACTCACGTACAATCAGTTCTGCGAACTTTTCACTATCAAACCGATCTACCATATAATTGTCAAACGCATTAGTACCACGCATTTCACGGACGATACATTGCGACTTCAATTTTTGAATTAATTCTGTATTCATTAAATAACCTTTACACGATTAAGTTGGGTACTGTTATCTCTATGTGCCTTAACAGTACCTGTAATGTTTAATACTTTACCAATGTCTAATGCTTCTTTATAAGAAAAGAACACTACCTGGTCATCACTAGTAATGCCAGTAACATAGTTTGTATTCCATTTCATTGAAAATACTGATTTCAATACTTCAATAGAAGCATTCACCTTGTCACTAGCTTTACCAATGAAACCACCTGTAGCAAAGTTGATACGTTGGTCTGCTGTTTGACGTACAACACCACGCTCATAGCATGATGGCAAACTAGCAATAACAGCAACATCATAGTTACCAGTAATAACTTCTCTGTTAGCAATCAACATTGCGGTGTTGTCAAAATCACTTAGTTGTTTACCTTGCAGGATCTTGAATGTATATGCCTGATAAAAAGCACGAACTTTTTTACCTTGTTCACGATCCTCGTCGGTGATACCTGATAGGTCTGCCAACAATTGTTCAACAACCATACGATTAGATAACTTTGTTGTAGCAGGATCTGATTCGGATACTACACTCAACTTAATGTAACTTCCGTTGATACGTTGAGCCGCACATGCCGCACTCCACACATCATCGGCATTGTAGTTAACTGTAACCTTTTGTGTTCTAGTTTTAGAACGATAAGGAGTAGAATCATCCTCGTGACCCATACGTTGAATTTGACGGCTAGTCATATTTGATACGTTAGTAAATCCGGGCATTGTCTTCTCCTTAAACTTCAGTTTCGTATTCGTAAAACTTAACAGATGGATCCAACTGTTTCAATTGTTTAGCGGCGGTCATCAATTCTTTGTAACGACGGTTAACTTCTGCACGGGGCAGTTCTCCATCACAGGTCAAATTCTCAGGGCTAAGAGCCGAGTCAATCATATCTGCTAAACGTTGACGACCAGCTTGAGTAGCAATTTCGTATTGCTCACCCTTAAAGAATGAGTTCCAGTGATTCTTCTGGTCAATGTATTTCTGTAGTGCTTTCATGTTTAACTCCGTTGTTTAACTGTTTAAGATTCTATTATATACCCAAAGCCATTTATTGTCAAATATAGAAATCTGACGTAAAGCCCAATTTAGCGTAGACAACTTCACGGACTTCTGTATCCATTGCTTCACCAAACAATTCATAGTCGCTATCGGCCAAGTCACGTAAATTTTGGTAGACAACGGGCCAAGTGCTTTTTTGCATTCTGTGGAATTCAATGATATCTGCAATTTGCTTGTTACCTTCATCGCTAAACATTCCGTATGTCATTTTGTGTCCTTTATCTAACTGTCTAAGATTCTATTATAAGCCCAAATCCATTTATTGTCAAATTTAAGCGGCCAATAGTTGTTGCGTTTTAGCAACATTATCTTGGACCAACTGCTCAAATCCTGCTTTAGTGACTGGGTAGCCCTGTGCTTTGAGCATCTTTTTGATGTGGGGTTGAATAAAACCCTTAGATTGCAAGATTTCAAGTGGTGATTCACTATTTTCCAAACGCTCAAAATATTCCTCAACTGTAAAGTTCTTTGTAAGGAATGTAAGGAAACTTGCTTTGCTACCTTTAGCGTATTTGAAACGTGCTACAAACTTTGTAGTACCATCGACTGGGTTTGTGTAGTCAACGTACTCTGTACCGTAGAAATTGCCCTTGATGAATTTAGTCATAATTTAGTCCTTTTCTTTACTGTCTATATATGTATTATATAGCCATATCCATTTATTGTCAAATTTTGGGTAAAAAAAAGCCCCGTTTTCGGGGTAAATTTTTGAATACTAACGTACTACTGTTTTATCGGAGGCATTACCCCCTCCAAATTTACTTTCCCAGTCCTTGTCCATTAAAATATTATAGCCCTTTATATTTGCCATCCAACTAATTAAATCTCGTTCCATTTGTCCCACCTTACCTACATTGTTTGGAACTTTAACTGTATTGTTGGGTAATAGAATTCTGGATTTAGCGTGATGACCTACAATATTATTAAAATTTATATCTTTATGCCATATAGGATCTAAGTATTCCATACCAAATCTAGTTGCTACATTTAATGGTGCAAATTTATAACCACGTGATGCTAATACTGGTCTAAGTAGTCCTGTAAGTTGTACATCTTCATTCCAATTATGAATCCAGGGTTTAGCTTTTTTCATTGAATCATTTTTTAACATGATTGGATCAGGGCTAGTGTGTGTAATTCCTAGAACGTTACATGCTTCTAAAAATCTTTTACTTCTCAATGAGAAGCCACCGTTTTGTACAACCAATGTGTTGGGTTTATCAAGCCAATGAAATTGTAAAAATAAATGTTCAATATTAGAAGCATCATCATTAAATTGAAATCCGCAATGTGTCGGTGGACCAATGTAATCATATTCATAAAATTCTTCAGTAAATTTATCGCCGTTAAGTACCCAACCATCATCTTGCACCACTAGACAGTAATCTGTTTTAATAAATGCATATAATGAATGCATCATAAAAACAGTATATTGTTTATAATTTAGAAAGTAGATATGATTCCATTCTATTTCAGGTGGAAGATTTTCTGGCTTTTCTATTGAAAGAAGTAACCCTTTACTGCCAGGCAACTCTTGCATACTTTTCATAATAGAAGGTATGGCAACAGAACCATTATTGTGACCAACTACGGACACAATGGTCAATCGGTCATGTAGCATTATTTTTTACTAGAAGCTTGATTAACAAACCCGTACATTTTTTCAGCAGTTTCTAGTATCTTATCTAATCCTGGAAACTCTGGCATGTTTACTTTGTTAACAATTTGTCCAGTTTTTTCATCACGCTCGGCACTGACTTCCCAGCCCATATACTTAGCATGATATTCTTGACCTACTAAGTCTTTGGCCATTGATAAAATATCGGTACGAATTTCGTAGCCATTCTTATTGAATTTAACTTCCGGTAGTTTTGGTGTGTAGTCTGACATTGTGTTTCCTTACTGTGTTAATGTTCATACAGTATATATTACTTTTTTAGGTTGTTCAAATCTTTCGGGGAAATTCAGTCGTTCCCATTCTTCATCTGATACCGGCCACCAATTAGTCATTTTATCTTACTCGCTTTGTAGTCTTTGATAGACTGAATTGCTTCTAGTAGGCTATTGAATAGTTGTTTAAGTGTGTTCATAGAAATCTCCAATTTGATTGTTTGCGATGGAACTCGTAGGTCAATCGCTCAATGTCGCCTATATCTTGTGGATTGCGGCCGACTATATATTTTTCTAACTCAGTGCCATAGGTGTCTGTAGAGAAACCCAGGAACACTAATAGTATTCCTAGAAATTTCTTCATATTACTTAGTCTTTGTAGATTTAGCAGATTTTGCAGTATTGAAAGCAGGTACCATTGTTTTAATCTGGTCGCCCATTTCTGTATAGAAATCTTTGCTTGTGAAAATCATACCCAAAGCCATCATTGATTGCATTCCTGCATCTGCGGCTGATTTTGTGTATTTTGCTTGTGCATCAACGAATGAATTCATTGCTGTTTTGATGCCTTCGTGTTGAACTGTTTGTTCTACGAATTTCTTTTTAAAGTCTGAAACGCCGTCAATAAAGGCGTAAGTTGCTGTGTTAAACATTTTATATCTCTGTGTGTGTTTAAAAGTGGGTTTTTATGAAGAACCCTTAACTTCATATATATTTATGCCGTCTGATAGATTTCTCTATATTTTGACATAGCCAATTCTCTGGCTAAAAACAATCTTAACTTGATATAATCAGTCAATTCCTCATCGTTAGTTAAAGATGTTTCAATCTTTAATATGATACGACGGGAATTGACTAATATATCCTCATCACCAATTAGAACATTATTAGGATCAAGACCTAAAGTTCTAATCGCTGTAAGTCTGTATGGATTACTTCTTAGAAGCTTCGGCTTTTTTATCGTCGGCTTTGGCAGGCTTGGCTTCACTTTTAGAGTCTGCCTTGGGAGCATCCTTTTTCTTAGCCAATTTCATTTCTTCTTTTGGTGCTTCTGCTTTAGCAGGTGCTGCCGGCGCTGTAGCAGCCGGAGCAGGTGTCGCTGGCTTAGCGGCGGGAGTTGCAGTCTGGGCAAATGCTGTTAGTGACAACGCTGATAGGATTACGATTGCTAATGTTTTCATTTTAAGTTTCCTTTATGTTTAATGAAGTAGATTTTACAGTCTACATATATATAACGCAGTAGCCAACTGTTTCGTTGACATAAATACATTATGTTATATATATCTTATCAAGGAATCTTTGACGGAAAAGACTATGAAGATGCCAATACCCCCGACCAAATAGGAAGATCATTTAATAATGGTTTCTCTTGTATGGTTGATGTTTGGCGCATAGATGATACATTGTGTGTTGGACCAGAACAAGCACCTATCCCAGTTACTGACAAATATCTACAGGGTAATCGTTTTTGGATTAAATGCGGGAATCAGGAAACATATGATTGGTTTACTACACAATCATTAAGACAATATCCAAACTACTTCTATCAACCTAATAGTATGGTCAATGCACTAACTAGTAGTAATAGATTATGGACACCCGGTACAGTACCAGTTAATGATACTAGTATCATTGCGCTTCCTGAAATTAAGGACCGCGGATTACTTAGTACAGTACATTTAAGATGCTACGGAATATGTAGCACCTATTTGAATTTCATTAAACGTATGCGTAATGAGGGTCAGTGGTATTAACCACCCCTACCCGTTCTACGTACAACACTTGAACCACCAAATCCTTTATTAGGTTTAGGGGCTTTTTGTTCTGTTTTCTTTCCATTAATCATTGGTGTATTTTTCTTTTTAGCTTCGTTAGCTAAATTAATGAATGGATTTGGGTTTTTCTTTTCTGTCATTTTTTTACCTTTATGCTATCTAAATATTCGTTTACATTTCCATACAGACTTATCATCATGGCAATTTTACTGTCATAAAATCGTATGTAGGGAAAACTTTTCTTTCCGTCTTTATTTAATCCCATATAATAGGGGCATTTGATTTTTTTATTAAGTTCTAGTATGTAAGCATGATATTGAGTTTCAGGCTGCATTTTAAGTTCATACTGATAGAATTCTATTTCTGCTGTTCTGAACGCTAGATCACCTACATCAGTTAACCGTAATCCATCTTGGCGCCCAGTCATCCACCACTTGAAAAGTAGTTTATCTACCGAGCTGTTTTTTTCTTGGATTAATGAATCAGGAAGTTGAGCCAATACAACTTCTGTTATAGTTTCTTTAAGAGTCTTACGCTTACTCATCTGGGTAGACAACTCTACCGGAATTCATAAACACTACGGTAAACTTATCTGTTTTGAATTGTACATTCAATTTACGACATAGATTACGTGCATGTCCTGGGTTACTAAAGCTAGTTTTTTTATACTTAGGTGTTGCTTCATTATCTAAGTAATGTTGGCTTTTTAGATTGATAGGTTGGCCGTCATAAAATACAGCCCATATTCCTGCGGCTTCTACAATTTGATCACATTTGTATGTTACTTTATCTACTAGTTCAAGTAATATTTTTGGTTGGGTTCTACTCATTAAAATCTACCACCATTCATTTCTACTTGAAATACTGGTTCTACTGATGTTTTATTTTGTAACAATTCATAGTTATCTGCAAGTAGTTTAGTTAACTCATCACGCAATCCGCGGGCCTCACCTATAGGAATAACCACATCTCTACCCTGTTTGCCTTCAATCAGGGTTATTTTGTCCACGAATCGCTTAATATGTATCATTAGTTATTTATCATGCTTTTTGCTTCATCTTCTGTTTTATACGGACCCTGATATGGATAACGTTGAATAAAGATATATTTAGGGCAAAATATTGTTGTTTTTTCACTTCCCTGTTGTATTACAAACCATCCTGCGGCATGATAACACTTGCTTTTAGCGCCTGTTGTAAACAAATGCAATTTACGTTTAATATCTAACATACTATTAAACACTTTGCCTGTTGTGGGATATACCTTAAAGGGTAAATCGTGTTTAGTTTTATCTGCTTTTTGTACAGTTTCAAACTCAATATTTGTCTTACGTTTAATAGCAGTAGTGTTTTTATAATGGCTTTTATTACCATTCAATTTAACTTCAAAGCCAGATCCATCAGCTAATACATTGCCAACTTTTTCTTTACCATCTGTAACAATCCAAAATTGATTTTTAACTACGGGTTTTGCAATTAGTGTTTTAGTCATTTTTATTCCTCTGTGTAAGTATAACATCATTAAATGTATTTGTCAATCTTTGTACCCAAACTATATAGATATTGGTACTCCTGGTATTCTCTTGTGAGTTTTAACGATTCATATCGTTTAACTTCCTGTATGCTTTCTAAAAACAGTCTATTTTGATCCAAACGTTTGTCTGATTGTATACTTAATATTTTATCTTTTTCCCGATTATCATCCCTTTTAATATCATTTTTCTTTGTTGTTTCAATGATATCTTTTAGCATATTATACCGTAAGGTATAATTAAGTAAGGGAGTGGGTGCGGACACGGTGCTCACGTGAATAACCTTATATCTTTATGTTTAACAATTAAAACGTTATATACTACATTTTTGTATTTGATGGGCAAGTCTAAATGCACACTAATTCTAGGACCTTCAATTTCATTAATTAATGTGTCATTGCCCACTGTACCGACAAAGGGAATTTTATTCCATTTACCAATAACACGGTCACCGATACTGTATTTACCTGAGTATCGGTTAGCTTTGAAATATTCTGCTAGGGTTGGCATTATAACATAAACTGTTTAAGTACACTATGTGCTAAAGACAAATCCTCTACTAGTGGTTCATCTAGCATTTTACGATATTCTACAATGATTTCCATAGCATATGTTTGATCCTCATCATCTAATGTATTCCACCACTCATATAATTCATCTGGTGTTTTGTTTAAAATATATTGTAAATTTTTATAATCTCTTGTCATTATTCAACTCCAAAATGTTGTTTAATCAAATCCGAAGCAAGGAATGGTTCCGCAGTATCAGCAATATCAGCACATTTCCGAACAATCAATTCGGCGAACTTTTCTGAATTATCAACGTTCATCCATTTACCACTTACGTCGGTCCCTACTTGTTCAATCAATTCTTTAATTCGGTTATTCATTTTTCTTGGTCAGCCAATGTTGTGAAAAAGGTTTTAACTTTGGTATCATTATCCCATGATGTAGTATAATCATTATCTTTATCAGATAAAGCAATAGCCTCATCATACGTAAGTACACGATGGCTTACAATCTGTTCACCCAAATACTCTTGGCTAAACTCTTTTGCTTCTTCCATTGTTACTGTATCTAACGCCCACAATGATTTGTCTTTACCATAGTTGTCAGTACCTTTGGGCACTTCAACCATATAACGATTTCTAAATGTACTAACACATTCTACTAACACCCATTCTGTTTCTTGTTCACTTAACATAAAACTTCCATCTCCGTTATCTTTCCAAATTAATGAATCGCCCTCACGCCATCCTACCTGCTCTAACACTTCGGGCGGAAACTCCAATATCATGTCTGATGTAATTGGATCTTCTTGTAAATCAACAGTCCATACTTTTTAATCATTTTACTAAACTTCCTGTATATGGTGAATTTAACCATGCCGCATACGAATCCGCTTGTGAACTAAGCTTGACCAAATCATACCGACCGCAGAATTTCATAAAATGAATTCCTACGTGAGGTGTAGTCTCAACTCGTACACTTTCACGGATACGTTGATCCACAGCATCTTTGATTTCTTGGGGTTGTGCTGTCAAATCTATCAAGCCTCGGTTTCTTTCAAATGCGTCCCTAACTCGTATTTCATTGCCCTCATGGTCAATCCAGCGAGAAAGCATAAAATTATTGTGGTTGTAGCCCATCTTATGACGATCTTGAAACGCTTCAAGAATGCCAACTTTATTCTTAGTGCCCTTTTCTCTGGCTCCAGGATAGGCCGCAAAAATATTATCGCCAGGATCCCCCCGGCATAGCTTGCGAAAAAGTATATACTCAGGATCTTCTAGTAGTTTTGGTTCTTTAGTTTTCTTATCAATGACTGGCTTACCATTTTCTTTGAGATAGCCACGCAACGTTACTAACTCGTTAGTCACTCCATTAACCTGCGAAACTTTTTCGGTTATTAATTGGTGATAGTCGCTATCTGTACTCAGTATGTAGTGTGTGTCTTCCGGATGCAAGTGGATGAATCTTGCAATCATGTCATCTGCTTCAGCACGTTCATGTCGCAGGACGCTTACGTTGGTCCTCTCACGAATGTAGGTTGTAAATTTTTCGTAAGTTTCCCAAAACATTTTTGACTCTTCGGCCTCTTCCTCAGTAATAGACATAGCATCAACTACACGATTCTTTTTATATGGAGCATACATGTCCTTACGAAAGCTCCTACCCTCGAGACAAAACACCACGTGGTCAATACCAAACCGTTTTACTGCTTGATTGACACTTGCTAATGTCAGATGAAGGGCCATGCCTATCTTCTCCTCAGTTGTACTATTGCGTGACGCAACATGTCTTGCTCTGAAAAAAGTATTTGCGGTATCAATTAGTGCGTATTTTTGTGTCATGTGTCTATTATATACTCCTATTTAGTTTTTGTCAAATTATAAGGCACAAATCTTGTCTGCATAGTCAGTATTTGGTAATTGCATCAACGCATCAACTACGTTAATTTGATTACCCAATCGATTGACATATACATAACTACCTCTGGAACCAGTAACTATCCCCCCTTTACTCAGATAATCCTGATAGATAATTTCTACAACTGCCAACAATGCATTATCTTGCCCAGAAGGCTTCCAGTTTTCATTAGTCAATGCCTCCATTTTATTCATAGCTTTTACTGTAGCAGTCTTGGCACCTTCTAGTGATCCAAAGACCGTATCAATAATGTAATGATAATCATTCATTTGAGATTTAGTGATGTTCGGTAATTGGTCAAAGATGTTACCGTAAAAACCAAACATACCCGAACTTCTCTTATCCTGAGGCCAATGATTGTAATTTTCTCCTAGAATATATTTTAACCTATCAATATTTTTATTGCTAGCAATTGCATTGATATGAGTGATAGCTTCTTTGATCTTAGTGTCCTTATGTTTTTTAACTAGCGGTACACTATGTCCATCATTCAAACATGCCGAAACTTGTTCAAGTGCCAATTTATCTTCGTGTTTAGCATACTTGGGAAACAATCGTGCAATAGAACTCTTGCAACGCAAATGTTCAATCTCTCCCCATTCAAGCTGGGCCCCGCCGTTAATTTCTAATGCAATACGTAATGGGAAACTTGCATCGTCGGTAGTCCATACCATTGTTGGTACTGGGAACTCTCTCCAGTTCTCCGGATCCCATCCTTTAATATTACCTGCTCTGATATTAACATATAGGGCCAGTAAATGATGGAATCCATCTACTGTAATTAAATGATTATTCCAGCTGTGTTTTACTGCATAAACTGTAGTGAACGAACTAAATCTAAAGTGCTGGGCAATCTTTAACAAGTTAGCAGTGTCAACTAGACGTTGAACCAATTCAAGCCAATAGTGATCTCCCAATTTAGTTTCACATGCTTTACCTATGTTTGCCGGATCATAGTTAGGGTCTTTATTAGCAACATTATTTGCTTTACTAGTTTTCAAGGCATTCTTGAGTAGAGTATTATTCATCAACTCATCTCCCTTGTCGGAAATACTAAATTTCTTAAATTCGTTGAGCAATTTAGTAAAGACATTATCAATCTTACTCAAGGTAGATTGGCCTTTGCGTGGTGTAAATATGCGTTTCTTTTGTGCCATGATATTTCCTTGTGTGTGAATTATTTTTTACGATTGAAGTTTTTTCTTGCGTTATCAATTAACATCTTTTGAAAGTTTTTAACCATTTCGTTGATATCAATTTTTTGAGTTACTGCTGTTAAGTTTTTTGGTCCTGATATTTCAATGATATGATTAGATGCCACTACAATATCAATCTGTTTGTCTTTTTGCACTGTATTATGAACTGCGATATTTTTTGGAATGATAAACGAACCATCTTTCATTATAACTAAAATAACATCACAAATTTCATCAGGTCTAATTTTACGTTTGGATCGTAGACTACATAACTTTACTGAAAAAATGTCTTTCAGTTTGCCTCGCCTATCGTACATTGTGTTGTTGAGTAGTGACTTACACTCTAGTGTAAGTTTTCGTTTTGGCATGGGTCCATCAAAACGATCCCATCTAAAGTCTTTGTGATTTTCACCTACGAACACTAGCTGGTCATCTTGTTCCCCAATAACATCTTCTATCAATCCTCCACGTAAAAAATTGTATTGATTCCCTTTAATTTTGCCTACATGATTCAATGCAAAATCAATAATAAAGTCCCACTCAAATGACTTTAACGTTGAAATTACATTAGCATCAATTGCTTGAATATTTGCCATTGCTCTCCCTGAGTTAAGTTGATAAGTCTCTATTGTATAGCCACATCCATTTAATGTCAAATTTTTCTGGTTTATTCAAACACAAACAAGTCACTATGTGCCATTGTTGTAGTAGCGTCATATGAATAATATGCGTGTGAAGTTGTATTTTTGAAAACATAGGTTAAATCAAATCTATTCAATTTCTTTTTATAGTTCTTAAAAGGGCTATCAATGCCCAAATGATCCACTAAGTCAAAACCCATATCTTCATGTAACTGGATAGTACGTTCTACTATATTTTCGCATCGTCCATTCATTACGTTATAACAGCTTAAACCGTCTTTTTTAAGTATAGATAGATTGCGGGTAATCATTGGTATATACCAATTATCCATCCAGCTATTATATTCAGAGTATTTCTGATAACTTTGATTACTATTTGATGCGTAAATTTCTATGTCAAAATAGGGAGGACTAGTCAATACAATATCAACCTTCTCAACAGATTCCAAATCTAAATCCTCATAGGGAATATTGTAAAGTGTCACCTTATCTTCAATATTTAAGAATGTAACCATTCTCATTAGATTGTTATAAGTTTCTACATTGGGTTCACATCCTACATATTTCCATCCGGAAGCTACTGTACCTAGTAATCTACCTCCCCAACCAGCACAAGGATCAAATAGAATTCCTTCTGTTTTTTGTGTTGATAGGATTATTTGTTTAGACAAGTGAGGTCTATAAAAGCTAGGATTGTGCATTCCCGATGCCATATAAACTGCTCTACGTATCCATGACAGATACAATGCAGACATTTTTGATAGACCCCACAATCTAACTTTATCCATTAGTACAGGGTCATTCCATGATTTTACAAATGACTTTCCCTTTTTTGTTTCAATATCAAAAAAATTACTACAAAAATGTTGACACAGTTTTAGACCGGGTTTATATTGTGATCCAGTCTTAAAGACTGTTTCATTTTTTAACCAGTTCCAATCTTTCAATAGTTCTTTATCAGTATAGTTATAATGAAATTCAACCTTCATTAGATCCTGTGTTGTAATATCTTGCGGTAATGTTTTTTTTGATTTAGTTGCCATTATTTTTAATCCATTTTTTCTTTCTATTCTCTGTTTTTGTAATCAATTTAGAATAGAAAGAAACTGCTTCTTGACCCAAACGATGAAGCCATTGTTCTTTTGTCAATGTTGTACGTGGAGATTCAAAAAAATTAACCATGTTTTTAATTTGCAATTGACCCACTCCCAAGTTCTGAATACTGAGATGTTCCCAATTTAATTCGTACACATCCAGTACAATGATATCTATAATTTTTTTCTCAATACTATCATATTTAACAAAATTATAGATAAGTGGTTTATTTAATGTACGCAATCTATCAATGCTAATCAAGTTAGGCATTTTGAATTTCAATGCTACATCACTAGTCTTATGGTCAACATAACAATCATTAACTGTTATGTCCTCAATACTTCTGCGACTTGTGGCAGGAACCACATTGGGAAATACTTCCGTAAGAATATTATTACATTCTAGTTCTATCTTATCTGCTATGCCACGTTGCTGTAAATGATTGGATTCGGGAAAAGCCAATTTTTCAGACAAACATTTCTGAATTTCTTCTTTAAGTTGTTGCATGTGATTTCCTATCATATAAAGATATAGTATAACACATTACCCGATTATTGTCAATTTTTATTTTGTTGCATTAAAACAACACCTTTTCAACTTACCTCAGTGCGGCCATTGCCGAGGTCCTTAGTACGGATTACTCTGGAATCACGGTTTTCCGGATCTGCAACCTGCTGTTCATACATCTCTAAGGCTACATTGCGACATACTGTTTGAAACCAACGATCCACAATGATAACATCAGTATCATCATCACGTTGTTTATACCCCGCTCTAATTAAATTCAATACAAACTTGTCATTAAAATCTAAATCAAATGCACCATCATTAATATTCTCAGGATTGATTTCTACTTTAGTAATAGCAATGTAGGGTTCACCTGCCGCTGTTGCTTTTTCTTTTTCAGTAAGTTCGGGTGTTGGGGGCTTTTGTTGTTTAGGCTTAGGCTCTTTCTTAACAACAGGCTCAACCTCTTGCTTTTTGAATAAGTTTTTTAATTTTTCAAACATTTGTATCTTTCGTATAATTTAAAGCTGGCAAGATTCTTTGCCTTTGATTCACACATCATATCAAAGTTATCTAAGAATGTCAATGCCCAATCATTCACCGCATCATTCCAATAGTAATCACTATGTGCCCGAAGCTTCTGTTTACTATGTCCTGCTTCAATCAACGCACCATGAGAGGGTAACTGTGATCCGGGATGGCCGACAAGTACATCTTCACGACTGACGGAGTAATGGAGAGTAGGGCGAACGCCACGCCAACTATCCCTAACCATTTTAACACGGTCGTCAGTAGGTTGAATATATTCACCCTCTCTAATCCAATTATGGTGAATGTCCATGACCGTAGGTACGAGGTCAGATAATGATAAGCAGTCTGTAAGTCCATGTGTGTATTCCTCATTTTCTAGTGTTAGTGTGTTTCTCGCTTCGGGGCTGAGTCTTCCGTAGACATCTCTGATTCCTTGTGGGCCTCTACGCCCAGATATGTGTATATTAATCTTAAAATCCTGGAAATTTCTACCGAACCCCATCCATCTGGCCATATCTGCATGATATTCAAATTCTTCTATACTCTTATTTACTACCTCGTCACGGTCACTCGCTAAAACTACAAACTGGTCTGGGTGAAATGACAAACGAACATCGTTGGCCCTAGCTGTTTCACCAATGGGTGCCATCCAACGTTCTAAGCTGTTCTGTACATCCGTACTATGCCAAAATTCTTTGTACCCATCCATTGTATAGAAACTGAGCATATCGCTAGTAAGACGAACCATACGCAATTCGGGTTCTAATGTAGCAACACGCTTAACAAGTGCATGAGTGTTCATAATGTTACGTTTAGCAACATCCATAATCTTTTCTTCTACTACATTGCGGCTATTACGCTTTGCCCATGCTTGTGTAGTGCCACCGGTGTTAAGGCCTTCGGCTGAAACTATCTCACCTTTGTGATTGATTTCTGCCCACTTGCAAGCAAAGCCGATGCGTTTGATAGATTGATTTGTCAAAGTAATAGTCCAAAGTGATAAATAATAGATATAGTGTAGCATACCTACGCAATAAAGTCAACTATTTACGGATAACAAAATGAGATTTACTGAAATTATATCTGAGAGTGCAGGAACCAGACTGAAAGACATAGCAAAAATTGCCACCAATATGCAGGATGCTGACTTTTGGTTAATCCGTAAAGGTAGTGATAAGACTGTAGGTAAGCCTGTTAAAGAATTTGATCCTTCAAGGATTGGAGTTAAAGTTGTAAAAACTGATGTTCTTGACCCAAACTATCTGTATTACGCAATGATGAATTTACACAACCAAGGACATTTTGCTCGTATAGCAAATGGAACAACCAATTTAGTTAATATTACTGTAGCTGATATTGCTAATATTCCACTTGGGCAACAAAACGAATCATTAAATGAATTTGCTCCTAGTAATGGTGATGACCATGAGCCAGATGAAGAAGAAATTCTAAAACAACTGGCTGCTCAATGGTGGCATGGAACAGAACAACAAATGGCAAAAGCACAAAAAACATTAGCTTCAATGGGTTGGGATAT